TGAGGCCCGAATTGTGAATCCCCTCTCCGCGGACGCGGCCGTCCCGGACGTGTTCGGATCTAACACTGGCAACAATGCAATAGCAGCGGCCGGCGCTCAATCCCCGGCCCCGGTGGTCACTCAATCTATAATCCCCGGACCGGCCTTTGGTGCGGCCCCCAACGTGGTCCCCTTTGCGTGAGTCTCATGGCCATTGAAGAAATCACCGTCCAATTCCGTGAGGATGAGACCCACACCTCTCAATCGCTAACGCTAGATCGTGTCCGCTTCCGACTGGACACCTACACCAACAAAGCGGATGGCTCTTGGTATCTGGACATTTTTGATGGTGACGGGGTGGCGCTAGTCCAGGGGATCGCCTTGGTCACCGGCTTGGATTTGTTATTCCCTTATCGCTATTTGGACGTGCCCGCGGGGGCCCTTTTCGTCAATGACCATGAGGGAGACCGGACGGACCCGGGCCTCACTACATTCTTTGATCGTGGCGCGGCCCTCTACTATGAGACGGTGATTTGATGGTAGCCGCATTCAAACGCTTTTTTGTTCCCGCGGTCCGTTTTGCGACGGCCCAAGGGGTGATCTCCAACCTCACGGGAGATGGTCTCCTCATGGAGTGGCAGGTCACCCGGGACAACACCAACAAAGCGGATGAGGCCACCGTGGCGGTCTATAATCTATCGCCAATCCTCACGGGTGCGATTTTTCAGGCTTGGCAGGCGTTGAGCGCGGCCTCCGGATATCTCGTCACCCTCTCAATTGGGTGGGACGGTGTTCCGCAAAAACTGATGAGGGGGGACGTTTGGGATTTTGTCCCGGCCCGGAGGACCCCCACGGACTCCGTGGCGGTTTTTAAAATCGGAGACGGGAACAAATCCCTCCGGGATCAAGTGGTTGGGAAAAGCTTTAAGGGGGCCAAGATCTCCATCGTGTTGGAGTATCTCGTGAGCATACCGTCCACGGCCCCGGATATTGGTGGAGGTGGGCTTGGTCTCATCTATCCCCCGGAGTCCAAGGCGCTTGTGGCCAAGGCTAGCGCGGAACTCCCCGTTCAAACATGGGGAAACATTCCAGCGGGCGCCAATACCCGGGAGGCTATTAACCTCATCATGGACACCTTGGGATTGGAGTGGCGCGTCCACAATGGGGAATTTGTAGTGTTACGCGCGGGGGTTATCAATAAACCCGGACCCCTCATCCGTCCGGGGACGGGACTGATCTCCTACGAAAAACGCAACGATGGGGGGATCATTTTTTCCGCGCTGGCCAATCCGGAGGTGGAGCCGGGGATCCAAGTTTTCGTCCAAGATGATTTTGGAAAGCCTTTTGGGGAGCCGGTCTATAGGGTGGAGCGTGTCAAAATCCGGAGCTTGCGGACCTTTTCCGTGTGGCTCTCCGTGGCCTCTCCCTCTCCCTCCGGACCCACACAGTGGGGACGGTGGTGGCATATAATCCAGCCACCCAACGCGCCACGGTCCGCGTAGACGTTTTACAGGTTATCAAAAATCTAGCGATCCCCCCCTCCGCGGTGGATCCCAACCCCACCTCCACGCAAGCTCCGGTGATCCTCACAAATATCCCCGTGGCTTGGTCCCGGTCCGGTGGCGGTTATCTCACTTTTCCCCTCAACCCCGGGGACACGGGGGAATTGCACGTCCAAGACCGGACCCTCCAACAATGGACGGCGCTTGGACAAGCCACGGACCCCGTGGGGGCTTTCACTCACTCCCTAGCGGACTCCATATTCCATCCCAATGTCCACGCGGACACGGACCCAATAGTCCCACCCACGGACCTCACGGCCGCGGTCCTCCACCATGACCTCCTCATCAAGCTGGGGCGCGCGGCCGCGCTGGGTGTGGCACGGTTGACGGACACCACCTCCCCCGGCGCCTCAATGGCTTTGTGGGAATCTCAGGTTACGGCCGCTTTGGTGGCCATCGCGGCCTTTTTCAACGCGGCCCCGGGCCCGATGCTGTCGGCCGGCCCGGGGACGATCCCCGTTTTTCCAACCAACCCACCCACGGACTTGGGGGTCATTTCCTCCGCGTCCGCTAAGACTCTCACGGAGTGACCTATGGATCTCAAATTGACGGATTACGATCTAGACCTCACAAATGGGGAACTTTCTTTTGTGACCGGCCGCGATGCAATCGCGCAAGATGTCCAAATGAATCTCCGGACATGGTTGGGGGAAACGGTCTATGACACCACCGCGGGGGTCCCTTGGCTCCAAGTGATCTTCAAGGGGAAAAATCCCAACCTTGATTCCGTCAAATTCATCCTGGAACAAAATATCCTCCGGAGGCCGGGAGTGGCCGGGGTGGAACTCACCCTTGATTTTGACCGGGACGCGCGCGTCCTCAATGTCTCCGGGACCTTGGAGTCCATTGAGGGTGAAATTGATTTCTCAGAATTGATTGAGGTAACACCCGCGAAGATCCGCGCCACCTTTGGGAACAACACCAACACCTCCACCGCATCCATGATGGGTCAATTGGTCAATATCGTGGCGGAGTTCCGCGCGTTTGATCAGCAAATTCTATTAGCGGTCTATCGTGCCTTCGACCCTAACTCCGCGGTAGGCGTGGCCCTAGATCGTTTGGCCGCGCTCACGGGGTCCGTGCGCAAAGGCTCCACCGTCTCCGTGGTGGACGTGGTGCTCTCGTTTGTGGGTCCGGGGATCGTAAACAATGGGGACCTATTCCAAAATGATGACACCTCCACCCAATGGTCGGCCACAGGTGGACCCTACGCGGACACGGGTGGACCCTATCCGGAGGCCGTGGCGGGAGTTTTCGCGGCCGTAGATCCCGGCCCAACGCTAGCCAATGCGGGGACAAATTGGTCTTTGGTCACCGTCAACGCGGCCGTGGGTGGTGTCACCAATCCCGCGGATGATGCGGACCCCGGCCGGCTCCAAGAGACGGACGTGGATTTCCGCATCCGGCGCCAAGTGGAACTCTTTGGGGGGAAGGGTCACCTCTGTCCGCGTCTATCACAATCCCGCCACCCCGGGAGTGGACGCGGACGGGATCCCCTTCAAGGCGGCCAACGTGGTCTTGGAGACTACCCCCTCCCCTCCCCCGCTTTTTTTGCAAGAGGCTATCACGGACTCCATCCTCTCCTCACTTGGCGCGGGTGGTGAGGCTTTTGGGACGGATTTCTCCCTCACGCGTCCGGACTCCGAAGGAGTCCTCCAACCCGTGGCCTTTGATCTCATTTCTGAGGTGGACGTTTTTGTCAAAATCACGGTGGACACCACCGGGACGGAACACCCCGTGTCCGTCAATCTAGCGGCCGTGGTGGCGGAGACAGTCCTAGAAAAGGCCCAATCAGATTTCTCCGGGATTGGTCAAAATCAATTGGGTTTTCAGTATTCCGCGATCGTCTCCGAACTCCAAGAGAGCGGAGAAATTTCCGGGGTGGTGAGCGTGTTGGTGGAACTCTCCGAGCGGCCCTCCTTTGAGTCCGTCAACGTGGACGTGGTGGTCCTGCCATGAAATGGGGAGAGCTTTGGAGTCTTTGCTCCCTTTGGGGATTGGGCTCCGGGACCGGGCCAAAGGAATTTTGCGCCTTGGCGGATGAGCGCATCCTCATCCAAATGGACGATGCGGAATCCAACCGCAAATTTCGTGACCTCATTTGCATCTTTGTGGAGGGCCTTGGGCATTTCGCGGACGTGGCCCAAGACGTCTCCCTCGGTTTTGATGTCACCACGGCCACCGGCCAACAATTGGATTTCATTGGGGCCGTGGTGGGCCTCCCGCGCCAAGGATACCCGGACGCGCGCTACCGTGTTTTTTTGGAGATCCAAATTGATCTCATCCTCTCCGCCATCCGAGAGGACGCCAATTGGACCGGGACGCACAATAACATTTTGAAAATTGCGCGGACCTTTGTGGGACCTCTGGCCCCACCCATTACCCTCTCCAATCTCCCCCCCTATTCTTTTTCGTTGGATGTCCCCGGCTTGGTATTGTCGGAACTCCTCGAATTCGGATTCCGTGGTGGTCCCAAGTGGGGGGGATTGGTGCTCCGATTCCGTCCCCGTGGTCCCGTGTGCCACTTGGTCTTTGACCATTCCGATCGGCTCTCAACCTTGCGGATGATTTCTCATGGCAATTAAACCAAGCGCCACTTTCACCCACGCTACAAATCTCAATTTTTCGCTAGGTCCCGCGGTTGGTTTCCCAACCAAGCTCCCGGTCCCGGATATCCCCAATGGGTACGTCCCGGGGACCGGGGTGAGCGCGGAGCAAGTCAATCAACAATTCAACATCCTTGGAGATTGGTCCGGGTGGCTTGCGGCCGGGTCCAATCTCCCCGGCTTGGACGCTCATCTCATTGAGACGGACGCGCTTGGAGTGTCCCGTGTGGCCTCCACCATCCTTGGAGGGACCGCGGGAGGAGACGGGGCTTTGGTGGT